TATTAGGTACCTTTATAAATCCATTTCCTGCACAACGCGGACAAATTGTCTTAATTTTCTTTTCGGTCTTTAGTTTTGTCTTTTGCTTTTCCATTCAGTCTCTCCATTTCTTTGTTCACTAATATATTGATTGTGCCACTCCGACTCTGAACAATGTGCGGAGTTATAACTCTACGAATCTTATCTAAATTTTGGTAGGTAACTTTCGTAAGAGAGACGTTTTTATATTTACTTATGTCAGTCATTTGTTATATCCTCTTTCATATTTGTTTGTTTATTAATATAGGATTATTCCCATAAATTACAAGAATTGTCAACTATGAAAACAATTATTTTATCAGTAATAATTTGCTCCGCTTTGCATGGTAATTGCCAGACCCCTTATACCAAGAATGTCGAATATAAGACATGGGCAGAATGTATGTGGGCTGGGACCAACGATACCTTGACTCTTTATCAAGTCATGGGGGAAGAGTATATTAATGCTAATAAAATTTTTGTAAAATTTCAATGCAAAGAAGTTGTAAAAAAAGAAGAACTTAAAAGTTAATTACATATCCAACCCAACAGTAATTTATTTTCTTTAGTATAATATCCTTGAAGTTTAGGGTCTCCCCTCACCTCTGGATAATAGGTCATGTTCACATCAACCCATGCGTTGGCAATGCCGTCGCAGTTACCATGGTGCTTTAGCTTTATTTCTTCTATTATTCCTGTCGTGCTTAGCAACAAAATAAAAACCATTTCCTTCATATAAGTTTTTTATAATTAGAACTTTTTCCACTTTGATTCAATACTAAATCAAAAGCAATAGTAATACGAGGTTTAGTTGATAACTGGACATCAGTATAATGAGGTAAATAGCTGGGAAATAAACAAATTTTTCCTGGAGCATTAGAGCTGGGATGAGTTTCGGGTTCGTTAAGTTGGTTTACTGGATTTATAAAATATGTTTTAGTTTCTTGAGCTTGAATTACAATATGCCCTCCTAAATAAGAATCAGAATGAGCACCATGTAAATGAGGTTTAATTTGTTCTCCTTTACGCATAACATTAGCCCAACATTGAGCATAAAGTTTAGGACCTAAAGGAATTGAAAGTTCATTTAAATAAGTTACATGAGCTTTAAGTATGGCGTCTTGAATTTTAGGTATTTCCGGATGCTTCCAAGTTAAGACGTTAAATTTTTTATAATGCGCGGTTAAAGAATTTTTACCTAGACCTGTATAACCATCATTGGAAATGGGGGTATTTTTTTTATTAAGAATTTCTTTTTCTTTTTTTAAAATAAATTTTGATAAAGTTTTAAAATTAATATTTTCAAGAGTCCCTTCATAGATGGCGTATTTCCATGTTGGCGCAAAGGGTGTGCGCGGTAGAGAATTTTGAAAGAAGGTTATTGTGCGTGCACTCATACTAGGTATAGTTTAGGTCTGCCACCTTTACGACCTCGTAATACTGCAATCGGATCTTTCTGTCTTTTAGCTTTGTAATATGCATTTCCAGTTAAATGTTTTTTCTTAACATTATATCTCCCTCTTTTTCTTCCTACTCTTCCCCCTCGATAATGACTATGAAAGTTAAATCTTTCATTGTTTTTAACGTAGAGTCGATTACCTGATTTAACAGATTCCATATGGTTTTCTCTTTTATGAATCTGTTCAATTATTTTTTGGTAAACATATTCGGGACTTTTACCCGCATATTCACACACTTTTCTGAAGTTTGAGCCTTTTCTTTTAAACCATTCAATGGCTTGTCTAGACTCTCTCCAGTCAGAGGAAAACAGTGCATCATGCGCTGCTTTAGTTAAGACACTTACCCAAAGATAATGTTCTGGGCTAGTGGTGTCTTCTGTTTCAGTCGCGTACTTCTGATCGAATATCGTCATGGCTTTTATTGCCCCAGCTGATTATTCTGTCGGCACCATCAGCCACAATATTTATATCTACCCCAAACTTCTTCCATGACTTTGACATCACGTTAAGCTCTAGAACTAGCGTTGAATATTGTTTGCTGTTTAGTCCTTTCGTTTTTAATGTTATCTTTCTCATTACCTATAATATAAGAAATTATAGGACCCCTGTCAAGGCTTAATAAAAATTATTTTCCCTGGCCCCTGGAGCGTTTTCTGTGTGGAATGCGCTTGGAGTAGCTCTTCGCGTGTCTCCCGGGTCTTTTTCGTGTGCTTCGTTTCTTATAAAGACTAACTCCAAAGACCGGTCTCTTACGAGACATCCTTCTCTAGCACCAAATTGGGCGTTGGACTGGCGCTATGACTAAGAGGAATATACTTAATTACCCCATTAACTTTTTGTTCGGTGTCTCCACCGCAGGTAATACAACGATATACATTATGATAAAGAGAAACAAAGACAGTTCTCTCCTGACACAGAGGACAATCTCCGTTAGTTACTTCAGCTTTTAAACTCATCCCTTTTCCAAACATATCGCTTCCTCTCATACTTCTTTTTATCCTTAAATCTTTTTGGAGTAAAGTGTTTTAAAAGTCTGGCGAAGGGGTTTCTACTTGAGTATGATTTTTTTGATCGAGGTTGAGCCATCAATATTAGTCTC